AGTAGCAAGTGCAATGAAAAGCTCAAAAGAAGAGCAAATCAGCATTACAGATTGTCCATGTGGCGGAAAAATAAAGTTTTGGTACAGCAACTACAACGGACATAAAACCGTTATAGCCAAATGTAACCAGTGCCGCAGAGAAATCAGAGGCAGCAGCGGTGCTCTGGAAGCCTATGAAAGGGAGAATAGAAGATGAAACTAAAAAGCATCGCTTCCCTATGCAAGAGCAGAAAGACAGCTGATATTTGTACTGATACATACGGAAACCAGTATCTCGGAAACGGGAGTGCTTACTACCTGATGCCATCAGAGCTGGAACTGGACGAAGAGAATATCCTATTTATCTTCGATGTGCCGAAGGATAAACAGGCGGACTGGATGGTTAAATGCATGGAAATCCCGCAATACCTTCCGGTGGCGGATATTGAAAAGGGAGAAACTCAGGCAGAAACCGTTCCAATCGAGCTTGTTTTGTATGACGGAACCTATAAACTCTTAAAAGACGAAAAAGGAATCATCATATTTAACGAGAAATATCTTGCACCTCTTGCGGATATTACCGAGCCAATCAACTACTATATCCGCTGGATAAGCGCCAGCGAAGCGTTTGTTGCAGTAAAAAAAGGCTTGATGCTACAAGCTCTGATTGCAGCATCAAATGAATCGATTTTTACCCCCTCTTTTCTGGAAACTTTCAGAGAAGTCGAGGACAAAGTAGCGGATTGGATGAATCGAAGACAAGGACCCAAAATCAACCTGGAAACAGGGGAAGTGGAGGACTAAAAGTGATTGGAGTTATGGCATTTATGGTATTTGCAATGATGATTGTCGGTTTGCTTTTGATGGCAATCGCTGGATGGGCGATTGAGGTTATCTGCTCCCGAGAAGAAGCTCGTGAAAACAGAGAAGAGGCGAAAAAAAGTGAGAGTCGCAATCGGAAAGCGTCGTGAGTACAAACCATGTGTGCAGAAGGTAGAACGCACTGCTTGTAAGGACTGCCCCAAAAAAGGCAGTGAATGCGCAGAGTGTGATTATCTGGCGATATACGATGGAGCGGATGAGGCTATAAAGGCAGAGTACTATAAGCAGTACCGGGCAGTCCGCGACATCCAAAGTGAACGAGCGATAATGAACATCTGTCGAAAGCGACAGGAGCGACAGCGTAGGAGATAAAATGAAAATGAGCATAAAAAAGCGCCGAAATCAGCGGGAACTGATTTCGGCGCAGGATGCAAACGCATCCGCTCATCGTGCGTGAGTTAAGGATAACACATTTAGGCAGAAAAATCAAGGGGGAAGGAAAGATGCTGGACGTTGGCTGCTGTGTGCTGCAAAAGAGTAGAGAAAAAGCGGAGCTTTTTCCGAAGCTGTATCCACCATTTGGCTCAGTCGGTGTGATAGACCATATATCTCCGGGGGGATATTCCGTGCAGTGGAAAAGAGAAGGTTTTAAAAGCACAATGTACAT